AGTGACATACCGAGGAAGGTGTGGACGCAGGGGAACACGCGCAGGAGATCCTTCGCGCCCTTCTCACCGATGCCGATGTTGGTCTTTACATTGTCGCCGCTGTCGCCCTGCAGTCCCTTCGAGTGAACGAACGCCGCGCGAGTGGCATAGCCGGTGAACGCGGCGAAGTTCTCGACCGTGCATTTGCGGTCCAACTTGTGGTCAATCCAGGCGACACCATCCTGCACACACTGCAGCCAGTCTTTGTCGCCGGTGATGAGGCTAACCTTGTCGCCGATCGCCGCGTATTGACGCGAGAGGATCGCCGCCAGGTCGTCGGCTTCCATGTTGCCCGCGATCAGCTGCTTGACGCCGAGGTAGTGAAGCCCCTCGAACATGAACCTGCGCTGCGAACGGTAGCGCTCGCGCTCTGCTTGCTGTTCAGCGGTTGCGGTGCGGTTGCCCTTGTAGTCGGGGAAGCGCTCGTAGCGCCAGCTGCGACCGTCCCACAGCACCACCGGAGCGGTGCCAGTGCGGGTGCGTAGCAGCTTCTGCATGCTCTGCATCATGCCGAAGATCGCGGTGGTCTCCTGACCGCCAGCCTGCAGCTTCTTGCCCTTGGCTCCGAAACCGTGCTGCGCGGCGTGACCGACCGAGTTGCCGTCAATGAGGGTATGATGCTTCACGAATTGCCCTTGAAACTAGGGGTGCGCGCCACGAGGAAAACAGCGCGCACCCCACCTTCACGCGAGGGATTGAACCTCGCGAACACCTGGGGGCAGGGTGCCCACCCCCTGGCACTTCCGTTAGTTCAGCGAAGCGAGGATGGACGCGAGGTCCGGCTCGTCGCCTGCTGTGGCCGGAGCGGCGGGAGCCGCCGGCGGCGTGGGGGCCGGCGCAGCCGGAGCAGCTGCAGGTGCAGCGGCAGTCGGCGCCGGTGTCTCTTCGACTTCCTCGAAGTCGGCATCCTCGACCGCATGGGTGACCATCGTCGGGGCAGCCGGTTGAGCCGGAGCCGGAGCCGGAGCCGGAGCCGCGGCCGGAGCGGTCAGCTGCGGGGCAGCTGCAGTCGCCGGAGCCGCGATCTGCGGGGTGGCAACAGGAGCCGCGATCGCGAGACCCGCCGAAGCGTTCAGCTTCGCGAGCGCCTCGAAGCAGCGCTGTTCCTTGCCCTCGAAGAGCGAGGTAACCCAGCCGTCGAGATCGATCACCTTGTCGAGGACCGCCTGACCGAGCGGCGCCTTCTGCGGGGTGACCGCCCAGGTGTAGCTGGTGTCGATGCCGGTGCCGCTCTTCTCGACCTGGAAGACATGACCGTCAGTCGGGTCGAACACATCGACGCCGGTGTCGGCCCAAACCTGCGCCTGGGCGAGGATGCCCTCGTCGAACGCGGTCTCGCTGACTTCCAGCAGAACCGGCTCCTGCGGGTTCTGGCTCTGCGGGTGGTTGAGGATGAGCGCACAGAACACGATGCGCGGGTTGGCGAGCAGACCGCGATAGTGGTCCTTCACATCCTGCGACGGTGCTTCGCGCATCGCCTGGAAGATCATGTCGCGAACGGGGTCGGACTGACCGTAGGTGATGTCGCGATCGCCGATCGAGCCGATGTTCTTGCCGTCGAGCGACTTGAGATAGGTCATGCCGAACCGACGCTCGACACCGAAGGTGCCGGGGGCGATGTTGTCGGGATAACCCTTCTGCGGGATGATGCGGAACAGGGTCTTGCCCTGCGGCAGCTTGAAGGGACGCAGCCCCTTCGACTTGTTCTGCGCGATCTCGCCGCGACGCATCGCGAGACGATCGGCAATGCTCAATGCACCCTGACTCATTTTCTTCACTTTCTCCTTCGCGTATGTGTTGTTAATAACGCACCGAGAGCACAGATGCTCTTGGCTTTTCAAATGGCTTCGCTACGCGACCGAAGCCTGATCTGATGTGGGTTGAGGACGACCGCGGTTCGCTAGGCGATCGCGGTGACGATTGGCCGCCTCGACGGCGCCGGCGACGGTAGCGTTACCTGCCAGCTGCGCGCGGGAAAGCTGACCGAGGGAGATCAGCATGTCGCGGCGTGTCTTGAAGGCGTCGTAAGCAACGCGGCAGACCGTCTCGATCTCTTCGGCGTCGATCAGCAGCTGCGCATACTTGATGAAGTTGGGGTCCAGGTGAACAGCGGACTTCACCATTTCGGCGGTCACGCGGGTCGGAGCCTTGTTGGTGCCGGCGACTTCATCGCGGGCAACCTGCTCGAACTCCGTGCGGTATTTCTTGGACAGCTGTGCCTCGACCGACTTGGAGATCAGGTCCACCTTGGCTGACTGCTTCTTCGCAGCCGCATGCTGCATGCCGTAATAGGCGGTGCGCGCGGTCTGCGTCTGCATGGCTGCGGTCAGGTCGGTGAGTTCGCCCTGGACTTCCGTCGAGAACGCTTCGACATCAATGAAATGTTGTAGCTGCATGTGCCCTTTGTCTCTGTATGTGTGTGTCATAATGCATGCACTTGAACGGTGCAAGCGGTTTTTTAGACGGCGATGAGCTCCGCGGCTGCTTTGAACACATCGGTCAGTTTGTCGGCCTTCGAGGCATCGTGGTAGATCGAGGTCGGGTTGAAGCCGACGATCACCGTGGCATCGAGCGCCGACGAGAATGCCTTGTGGCCGACGCACTCGCTCGGCTTCTTCATGTCGGGGAAGAATGCCTTGATCGACTGGGTGCCGCACAGGACGATCACCGGCGGCTTGAGGATCTCGATCTCGCGCATGAGGAAGGGGAGGGTGACAGCGCGCTCGGCGGCCGGCACTTCCTTCTCGGTCTTCTTCTTCGGCCGGCGAGCGACATAGCTGCCGACGATCTCCTGAACCTTGATGCCCGCGGCGTTGAGCGACGGCGTGACATACTCGCGGAAGCTGTAGGCGTTCGGGAGCGAGTCATAGTCGTTGAACGGGTGGTCGAAGATAATCATCATCTTCGCGTCTTGGCCGACATAGGTGTCCACCGGCCGGCAGCCAGGCAGCGCGTCCACCATTTCACCATAGATGTCCGTCATTTGCTCGAACGCTTGCTCGCAGACGCGGATCTCCCGATCGGCGATCACGCCCTGGTCCGCGAGGTCCGGCATGAGCTCGATCTGGTCCTTCTGGCGCGTCTTGTCGGTGGCGGGCAGCTGACCAGGCTCGATGCGAGCGAAAGCGCCGACGCGGTTCAGGTTGTCGACGGCTCGGCTGTTGCATGCCTTCGCGGGGACGCGAGCCTGGAAGTCCTCGATCGATGCGAAGGGGCCAGGTCCGTAAGTCCTGGTGGTGATGATCTTGTTCTTGCCGCGGCCGACTGCCTCGGTGACCGTCACAGGGTCGGGGGAGTTGCGCGCGTCCATGATTGCGCGTGTGCCCTTCTCGCTGACGCCCATGACGGCTGACAGCGGTGCCGAGATCATCACATCGTTGAGCGGCTCGAACTGGTGGGTCGAGTTGTTCACATCAGGCGGTAGCACCTGGATGCCATCGGCGCGGGCCTGCTTGACGATCGTCGGCAGGGTGCTGCTCGCGATGCCCATCGAGGCTGCGTAGAACTCCACGAGATAGTGGGCCTTGATGTAGGCTGCCTGATACGAGATCAGCGTGTATTCGACGGCGTGAGAGCGGTTGAACGCGTAGCCGGCGAAGCCTTCGATGTCGGTGAAGAGCTTGTCAGCCTGGTCCTGGGGCATGCCGGAGAGGTTCACGGCGCCGTCGACGAACTTGTCGCGCTGCTTCGCCATTTCCTCGGGCAGCTTCTTGCCCATGATCTTGCGCAGCATGTCCGCTTCACCTGGCGTGTAACCGCACAGGATGCGGGAGACCTGCATCACCTGTTCCTGGTAGCAGATCACACCGAAGGTCGGCTTGAGGACTTCTTCGAGCGACGGCCATGGGTAGGTGATCGCTTCGATGCCGGCGCGGCGGCGAATGTAGCTGTCCGTGATACCTGCATCGAGCGGACCTGGACGGTTGAGCGCGTTCAGGGCCACGAGATCCTCGAAGTCCAGCGCTTTCGTCTTCGCCATTTCCTTGAGCAGCCGGCGAACGGAGCCGCCCTCGAACTGGAACACGCCGGCTGTCTTGGCGGTCGAGAAGATGTCCAGCGTCGGCGCGTCGTCGAGCGGGATGCTGTTGATGTCGAGCTTCGTGGAGTGGCGCTGGAAGATCAGCTTGGTCGCCTGGTCGAACATATCGAGGGTCGAGAGACCCAACACATCGAGCTTGATGAGTCCCTGCTCTTCGCTGGTCCGCTTGTCCCAGTTAATGACGCGAGCTCCACCGCGCTTCTCGATCACCGCGCGCTGCACGATCGGATCCTGGGCGACGATGATGCCGGCGGCGTGGGTGCCGTAAGCGCGCATCTTCCCTTCGAGGGTGGTCGCGTGGTTCCAGATGCCGAGATTCTGCCTGGCGAACTCGTCGAGCTCCGGCGAGTTGTCGCGGGCTTCGTCGAGCGAGTGACCGACACCGTGCGTGTCGCCGATGTGGACGCTCATTCGGCTGGCGTCGACACCGAAGATCTTGGCGACATCCTTGAGCGCCGACCTGGCGCCCATGGTGTTGTAGTTGACGATGCCCGCCACCTTGTCTGCGCCCCACCGCTGCGTGAGGTAGGCGATCACTTCCTCGCGGCGCGTGGACATGAAGTCCAAGTCGGCGTCGGGAAGGTCGAGACGGTCGGGGTTGATGAACCGCTCGAACAGGAGATCGAAGCGGATGGGGTCAACATCGGTGATGCCCATGAGATAGGCGACGAGCGACCCGCCCACGGAGCCGCGGCCAGGACCGACATAGATGCCGTTGTTCTTGGACCACTGCACCAAGTCCTGCACGAGCAGGAAGTAGTTTGCGAAACCGAGGCGCTTGAGCGTATCAAGCTCGAACTGGAGCCGGGGGAGATATGTCGCCTGCAGCTCCTGCTGGGTCGGCTGGTGGGCGAGAACAGGGGCGCTGAACCGGCTGACCCAGCCTAGCTTGCATTGCTTCACGAGCTCCGCGTCGGGATCGTCCGAAAGCTGCGGGAGGTTCGGCGGCTGCTTCGACCAGGAATAGGCGCCGCACAGCTGCACGAGCTTGTCCGTGTTCTGCAGACCCTGGAGGAACGCTGACTTGGCGTCCTCTTTGTAGCGCGTGTCGATCGCCGCGGCTGCAGCGACCGCTCCCGTCGCGAGCTCGGCGGCGGTCATGGGCCGGAACTTGCTCTGCGGCCGGAGATAGTCGGCGTAGGGGCGCCGCTCGGCGATCGATGCGTTGACGGAGAAGCTGCCCTCCTGGCCGTCTTCCAACCACAGCGCCGGCATGACCACGAGCGGCTCGAAACCGAGACCGACGCCTACCTTCATCGCGCGACGGTTCTGGCGCGAGAAGTAGGGAGTGGTGCATGGCACGAGCTCATAGAAGCGCGCTGCGAAGCGTTTTGCTGCGACCAGTCTAGCTAGACCTTTGATCGCCCCTTCGCTG